ATTAAGTCATATCTCCGTGCAAATTCAAATTTCACGGATTTTGACTTTGAAGGATCTAATTTTTCGGTCCTGATCGATACTCTTGCGTATAATACCTACATCAATGCTTTCAATGCGAACCTAGTTGTCAATGAATCCTTCCTGGATTCGGCAACAGTAAGGGAAAACGTGGTTTCTCTCGCAAGAAACATTGGTTACGTACCACGCTCTAAGAGTGCCGCTAAGGCACATGTAACATTCAGTGTCCCTACGACTACCTCAAGCAGTTTCATCACCCTTAGAGCGGGTCTGGTGTGTGTTGGATCGTTCGATAATACCTCATATCGCTTCTCAATCCCAGAAGATATCACTGCAAACGTTGTTAATGGTGTTGCACAGTTTGGTTCAGCATCTTCTCCCGTTCAAGTCTATCAAGGGACACTGTTACAGAAGCAGTTTTTAGTTGATAAGTCAATTGATCAACGTTTCATCCTCGATAACCCAAACATTGATGCATCGACTATCGTTACCTATGTCAAAGGTATTAACGATACTGGTTTAGGTAGAGAGTACAACCGTGTAGATAATATTTTAAATCTGAATAAGAATTCAGAAATCTATCTCATTCAAGAAGTTCAAGACGAAAGATATGAACTTCTGTTTGGTGATGGATACTTTGGTAGAGAACTTGAAAATAATTCAGTCATTACTGTCAGATATATTGTCACTGATGGTGAGGATGGTAATGGTCCATCTGCATTTGATTTCCAAGGAAACTTTGTTGATGAGTCAAATGTAAGAGTCATTCCTTCTGCCTCAGTTCCCGTTACAACCGTCCAGAAGGCGATGAACGGCGGTGAGATAGAGAATGTATCGTCGATCAAATACTTCGCCCCTAGACTCTATTCTGCACAGTATAGAGCGGTTACTGCAAGGGACTATGAGGCGATTATTCAGTCGATTTATCCCAATACAGAATCAGTTGCTGTTGTTGGTGGAGAAGAGTTGACTCCTCCACAATATGGTAGTGTTCAGATCAGCATCAAACCAAAGAATGGTACATATGTTTCTGATTTTGACAAGCAAAATATCCTGAGTAAACTCAAACAATACTCAATTGCTGGTATCAATCAGAGAATTGTCGATCTGAAAGTCCTTTATGTTGAAGTCGATTCCTCAGTCTACTACAACACAACACAAGTATCGAACGTTGATGATCTTAGAACGAATATTGTGAGTGCTCTGACGACATATTCGAAAGATGTTGACATCAACAAGTTTGGTGGAAGATTCAAGTACAGTAAGATTCTTCAATTAATCGATAGAGTTGATAGGGCAGTTACTTCTAACATCACAAAAGTGAAGATTAGAAGGGATATGAAGGTATTGAAGAATCAGTTTGCACAGTATGAACTCTGTTTTGGTAATAGATTCCACATCAATCCTGCCGGATACAATATCAAGAGTACTGGTTTCACTGTAAGTGGATCATCAGACACTGTTTATTTCACTGATGTTCCAAATAAAGATGCTAACGGCAATCTTGACGGTAGTGGAAAGGGTGTTATTTCCGCAATCAAGAGAACTGAGAGTGATAAATTGCAAGTTGCTGTGAAGTCTGTTGGAACGATTGATTATACCAAAGGGGAGATATTAATCAACACATTAAACATTACATCAACTGTTGCCAATAACGATATTATTGAGATTCAAGCATTCCCAGATTCAAATGATGTTGTTGGTTTGAAAGACTTATATTTGAGTTTTAATGTTTCCAATAGTACAATAAATATGGTAAAAGATGTCATTGCATCTGGTGAGGATATTTCTGGCGTCAGCTTTACACGAGATTACTATACATCAAGTTATTCTAACGGAACCCTAGAGAGGAAGTAAAATATGTCGCATTTTGAGAAGAGAGTGGAACTCAATAAAATTATTGAGAGCCAACTTCCAGAGTTTTTAGTCGCAGATTTTCCCAAAGCTGTTGAGTTTTTTAGACAGTATTACATTTCTCAGGAATATCAGGGTGCAGATTCCGATCTTATTAATAATCTTGATCGCTACATTAAGATAGACAATCTTGTTCCAGAGGTTGTTGTAGGAAAAACTAAACTCTCTTCTGACATTACTTCTTCTGATTCTACAATTACTGTATCTTCTACAAAGGGATTTCCAGAAGAATATGGATTATTGAAGATTAATGATGAAATAATCACATACACTTCAAAGACAGATACAACATTTTCTGGTTGTGTTCGTGGTTTTAGTGGAATTACTGGGTATAATGTAGGTATTTCCAGTTTCCTTTCGGATGTAAATAAGCAGAACGTAGTATTTTCAACTTCTGTTGCGAAGTCTCATACACAAGATGCAGAAGTTACCAACCTGAGTGTTCTATTCTTACAGGAATTTTATAAAAAACTCAAAGCAACTTTTACTCCAGGATTAGAAGATAGTGATTTCGTTTCTGATTTAAACGTTGGAAACTTCATCAAACACGCCAGAAACTTCTATCAGTCAAAGGGTATTGAAGAATCTGTAAAGATCATCTTCAAAGTTCTCTATGGTGTAGATGCAAAAGTATTAGATCTTGAAAAGAGACTGATCAAACCATCTTCTGCTGAATATATTAGAAGAGAAGTTATTGTTGCTGAAAATATTGCGGGAGATCCTTTCAAGTTAGAGGGACAAACAATTTTCAGATCGAATGATCTGAACACCAACGCATCAGTTTCTGATGTTGAAATATTCACAAGAAACAATAAAACGTATTATAGACTTGGGTTGTTTGTTGGGTACAACGACAGAGATCTTGTAGAGGGTATATTTGAAGTACCAGGAAACTCAAAAGCACTGGAGGCAGTCACTGTTGGTGCATCTGTCATTTCAGTTGATTCAACTATTGGATTTGGGCAGACTGGAACTCTTATTTCTGGTACTAATAAGATTGACTATACCTCAAAGAGTGTCAATCAGTTCTTTGGTTGTAGCGGAGTAAACTCAACAATCTCTCTTGGTGATGATATTAGAGCAGATGAAACTGCTTTTGGTTATGAAGATGGAGATCTCTCAAAGAGAGTTGATCTCCGTATAACTGGTGTTCTCTCAGATTTTGTTCCTCTTGGAGATCTTTCTCTTATTGAAGAGGGTGAGATTATCACTGTCCGCCATCTTGGTGAGGCAATCCAAAATCCAAACGAAAACAAAACTTATAAACAAGTATTTGCAAACTCTTGGATTTACAACACCAGTTCAAGATACAAAGTTGGTTCGATTGTTGGATCTACATTTACGTTACTGTCCAATATTGATAAGTCAAGTCTAAAAGAAGGTGATGTTGTTGATGTTCTATTCAGAAATACCAATAACGTTGCATCAGCAGACGCACAAGTCACTTCGATCAATACAGCAACACGCCAAGTTATATTGAGTAATTTGAGTGGATTTGTTCCCAACGTTTCTATTGGATATGATATTAGGAGAAAACTCAAAAAGGTAACTAGTTCTGGTGCTAGTTTATTGGTTGGAAATAACAACTATATTGCAAACACTCTTAATGTTTACAGTGATGACCAAGGAACGACTGGATATGTTGCATCACATTCCCTCCCAGGATACGAAATCGTAGACGATATTGTTGAGTCTACTCTTCCTAATGGGTATGATACAAACCTTGGTGGTTATAATGCAACCCTAAAAACATACTCCACAATTAAGTTTTCCACTAACGTAAAATTTATTGATGGTGATAGAATTACATATACCTCAGACAATCCATTATCGGGATTAGTTTCTGGTGAAACTTATTTTGTCAAGATTGTAGCACCAAATGAGATACAACTTTTCTCTTCAAAGGCACTTATTTCAGGGGTAAATTCTGTAAGATTTGATCAGAATACAACACCATCTGTACATAGATTTACTTTAAGGCGTCACGAGAACAGAATCTTATCTTCAAATAATATTCTCAGAAAGTTCCCATTAAAGCAAGAATTATCAAAATCCAGTAATCCAAAGAGAAGCGTTGGTAATATTGGAATTCTGATTGATGGTGTAGAGATTTCCAGCCCAGAATCAAATAACAAGATTTACTATGGTCCCCTAGAAGAGTTTGAGGTTCTTAATGGCGGTAAAGACTACGACGTAATAAATCCACCACAGATCACAATTTCAACTGGTGCTGGCGTCACTGCTCTTGTTGAACCAATTATTTCTGGTTCTGTAAAAGAAGTATTTGTAGATGCACAAGACTTTGATGTTGAAAACGTTGTCTCACTGTCAATAAATGGTGGAAATGGATCTGGATGTGAATTACAACCAATACTTGGAGATAGATTTAGAGAAATTGAATTTGATAGCCGCTCAATATCATTTGGTGGTGGTATTGACATTGTTGATGAAACTATCACATTCACATCGAATCATAATTTAGCAGATGGTCAGCACATCATCTATAATCAAAATGGAAATAATCCATTAGAGATTGGTACTTTTGGAGACATCACAAACGCAAAGACTGGAACCCTTGTCAGTGGTGATGAATATGTTGCAAAGTTTGTAAATACCAGAACTATCAAACTGTTCAATAATGATAGTGATGCTCTTTCTGGGATAAACACCGTAGGATTCTCAACTGCAACTTTTGCTAGTGGCATTCATAAGTTCAGAACTCTTTCAACTAAGACTTTAAGGAAAGTAAAAGTTCTTTCGCCAGGATCTGGATATCAATATAGAAAACTCAGAGTTCCATCATCAGGTATCTCTACTCAGTACGATACCTTCAAATTTGAGAATCATGGATTTGAGCATGGAGATATTGTAACATATTCTACAACTGGAACAGTAGTTTCTGGTTTGTCAACATCAAATCAATATTCTATTTCCAAGATAGATTCGGATACATTTAGACTTATAAACGTTGGAGTTGCCGCCACGGTAACTACTGATTTAACAAAATCAAAATATGTTGATGTTCAGTCCGTTGGATCTGGATATCATATTTTCCAATATCCAGAAATTACAATTACTGCAAATGTTTCCTATGGATCAACATTTAGTGGTGGATTTACCTTTACACCAGTTGTAACTGGTGAGATCATAGGATCATATTTGTATGAAAAAGGAACTGGATATGGATCTGATGTTCTCAATCTGCATAAAAAACCAACAATTACTTTGAAGAATGGTAAGGATGCACAACTAAATCCAATCATCTCAAATGGAAGAATTGTTGATGTTCAGGTACTGAGTAAGGGTTCAGAATACTTCTCCATTCCAGAAATAGTTGTAGAAGGTTCTGGTAGTGGTGCAATCCTTAGACCACAAATTGTTAATGGAAAACTTGATGATGTTATTGTAATCAATGGTGGAATTGGATATGATGCAGCAACTACAACACTGTATGCTGATGCAAGAGGATCTGGTGCGATATTTAATGTAAGAATCAGAAGTCTTACTGTTAATGATGCACAAAGATTTGGAGAATACTCAAAAACAAGAACTCCAAAAATATTCTCAAATCTCCAAAAGAATGATACTGATGATTACATCGTTTATGGAATGTATGGATACTCCGAAGATTTGGGAACAAATCTTGGAGATTTAAACGGATTACACTCTCCAATCATTGGTTGGGCATATGATGGCAACCCAATTTATGGTCCATATGGATATAAAGATGCTGATGATGTTCAGTCCGGTGTCAAAATTCTTAACACTGGTTATACATTAGACTCTACAAATATTGACGATAGACCATCAACTTCAACATTCTCATCAGGATTCTTTATTGATGATTACAGATATACAAATGATGGAGATCTTGATGATCACAATGGAAGATTCTGCAAGACACCAGAGTTTCCAAATGGTGTTTATGCATACTTTGTTGGAGTCACAACCAGTCTAACATCAAATAAACTTGAACCATCATATCCATATTTCATTGGAAATACGTTTAGATCTGATTTGATTGCCGAGAACTCAACTCTCGACCAAACCTTTGATTTCAATGGTTCCAATCTTGTCAGAAATACTTATCCATATAAAGTAAATGATCCAAATGCAGATTATGATTTCTTCATGGAGTCATATGAAGACTTCAGACAAGAAAGTGTAATTGAATCTGTTACACAAGGCGATGTTGATGATGTTACCATAGAAGATGGTGGAACTGGATACAGAATTGGTGAGAGAGTTAATTTTGATCAATCTGAGACTGGTGGAACTGGATTTAGGGCAGAAGTATCAGAACTGATTGGTAAGGATGTACTCTCCATTCAAACAAGTCTAGAAAGATATGAAGGTTGTGTTTTCGTATGGGATGATAATAAGCAAGTATCTGCCTATTACAGATCTGGGTTTGATCTGAACAATAATGATTCAGTATTAGTCAGTGGATTATCAACTTCTGTTGTAAATCTTGCAGGATCCGCAAGAATCGGATTCTCAACTGAAACTGTTGGACTTGCTGCTACAATGAGCAGTTATAGTTCTACACCTGGTGGAACAATTGAGGATATCTTTGTATCATCAATTCCAAATGTAGCAATTGGTGGTAGCATTGCAATTAAATCTTCACTTGGATCCGAAACGGTAAGAGTTCTCAACAATTATCAAAATGGTGTTTTAAGAGTTAAGAGATATGCAAGTGCTGGTGTTGCACACAGTTACAGCAGTGACTTGAATGTTCTGAGCGATAGAGTTAAAATACCAGCAAAGACATCAAAATTTGAGTCAAGACGTGATGATCTGGTATATTTCAATGCAAATGCATCTGTTGGTATTGGTACAACGCTTGGTGGAGCAGTATCAAAGACATTTGCGATAGGTAACGTATCCGATACGGTTTCTATCCCATATAGAAGCATATACCTGCCAGGGCATCCATTCAAAACTGGTCAGAGACTTACCTTTACAATGTCGGATGTATCAGGTGTTAATGCCCTGATTGTTGGTAATGATGAGACAAATAGTGGCACATTTAATCTTCCAGATTCATTTACAAGAACTGCTGATGTCTATGTAATCAATAAGAGTAAAGACTACATTGGTCTCACCACTCAGGTTGGTTTAACCACCAACAGTGAAGGATTATTCTTCTACAGTGATGGAACGAATAATTCAGAATATCTCTTAAAATCAAACTATGATCAGATTACTGGTGATGTTGATAGAATATCGACACTGGTAAGCACTGCTTCATCACACGGACTAGTCAATGGTGACACGATTAAGTTGACAGTAGAACCAAACACCGTTGTTGGATTCGGAACTACTGCTGCATTATCCATCAAATTTAATGAAAATGACCAAAAACTCTTGGTCAATTCTGTTGGTATTAATTCATCCCAAATTAATATTGCAACAAATACAATTACACTTACCGATCATGGTTACAAGACAGGTGATAAAGTCTATTACAGTAGTGTAGAGGTTGCTTCTGGACTTACGACAGGATCGTATTATGTTGTTAGAGATAGTAGTAGTACGTTCAGATTGGCAGAGACAAGGTATGAAACGAGTCCAAACACAGAGAATACAGTAAACATTGTAGGAACTGGTGACACAACACATACATTCTCACTCATCAATCCAAAAATTGATGTTATTAGAAATTCTGATCTCAAATTCAATCTTGGCGATTCATCCTTACGTGGATATGAATTCAAGATCTTCTATGATAGGGAGATGAAGAATGAATTTGTAAGTGTTGCTGATGACGGCACATTTAATGTTGTTGGTGTTGGTAGTGTTGGATTTGGTACTGCTACAACAACTATTAATTATTCCGAAAATATTCCATCCAAACTTTATTATACATTAGAAAAATCAGGATACATTAGTACATCTGATGTTGATGTTTCTAATTACTCACAAATCAACTACGTTGATAGTGAATACAATGGATCATATAAGGTCTTTGGAATATCAACCAATACTTTTAGAATTTCTCCACAAAGACTTCCATCCGTTCTCAAATATGCAAATGATCAAGTAGATAAGTTAGAGTATACAACAAAGTCTTCTACTGCAATAAATGGATCTATTGGAAAAGTAAAAATTATATCGAAAGGTTTTAATTTCAATAAACTTCCCAAGTTCACTGATGTTACAACTCAGGATGGAAAGAACGCAAATATTGTTGCAGTATCAACTTCGATTGGTAATGTTAAGAGTGTTAGAATAAAGGATGTTGGATATGATTATCCATCAGACAAAACTCTTAGACCTGAGGCATTTGTTCCACCTGTAATTAGAGTTGATAACTTAGATACAATTGACTCTATTGATATTGTCTTTGGTGGTGCTAAGTACCTGAATGCACCAGATTTACTACTTTTCAATGAAACTACAAAGAAAGTTGTTGATAGTACAACTTTAATTGCCGATGCACCTAATGGATCGGTGTCGGATGTCATTCAAATCGCACCAATTTATGGATTAGATTCCGAACCACACAAGATTGTTTCAATCAACAACTCAAATGGTGTTGGTATCAGTTCTATGGTAACCAGCAACTCTGGTGTGGCGACATGCACACTGAAAACACCTATCTTAGGATTCTCTTCTCCACAATTTACTGCTGGTGATAAAATTTATGTTGAAGGAATTGAATTAATACCTGGATCCACTGGATCTGGATATAACTCAGATAATTATGATTATAGATTCTTCACGGTAGATTCTTATCAAAATACCAATCCTGCTGAGGTTACTTTCTCTCTTGTTGACGTTGATGGTGTAGGACTGACAACAAATCCAGGAATTGCAAAGACATTCCAGTCTGGATATGCAACTATTGTCAATGAGGAAAATTATCCAATCATTAACGTTAATAGAAAGAGATCATCTTTCTCTCTGAATGAGCAATTATTCGTTAATGTTGGTGGTGGATTCTTTGAGGAGGATGTTTTTGTATCTGCCGTAAGAGATGATTATATCAAGATCACTGGAAGATATTCTTTACAAAAAGGTGATAAGATTAAAGGAAAAGTAAGTGGTGCTATTGCAGAGGTTTCTAGTGTAAATGGAAACAGAGCTAAATTCACCATTGATTATTCGTCTAGAAAGAATATTGGATGGAGAAATGATATTGGTAAGATCAGTGAAGATTATCAGGTAACCCCAGATAATGATTACTACCAGAATCTTTCATACTCAATCAAGAGTCCAATTCCTTGGAATACCTTTGTAAATCCAGTTAATGGTATCCTTCACCCAGCAGGAATGAAGAATTTTGCTGATGTTGGAATTACTTCTGTTGCCAATAATGGAGTAGGACTTGGTGGTTCTACAACAAGTATTGCAATTTTGGATGTTGTTGGTGAAAGAAGAGTTGACATCATTAACAACTTTGATAATGCTGTTGATTTTGATACTAGAACAAATCCAGATCAATCCAAGTTCCTAAAAATACAAAATAGAAAACTTACTGATTATACAGAGTGTAGGACAAATAGAGTTCTTATTCATGATGATATTAGCAATAAGTTCTCAAGTAGAGGATTTGAGGATCCATTTGTAGAGATTGAAGAGATTGATATTCGTGATACTCATGTAAGATATCTGATACAGATTGTTGATCCAGACACATTGGATTCTCAACTGAGTGAGTTAGTTTTACAAACTTCAACTATTGATTCTATCCTGTTCGAAAAATCAACATCGTTTACAAACGAAAAACTTGGCGATTTTAGTGCCAACGTTGATGATACTGGAAGAAAGACTTTACTCTTCTATCCAACCGATATCTATAATAGAGATCATGATATCAAGGTTCTTAAAAAGACATTCTTAAATGCGTCAGCTGGACTTGGTACTGAAACATTTGGTTCAATTAGATTAACCGGTTCTAATGTTATTGGTATTTCTAGTGTCGGTACAGCATCCAGTATCGGAACACTCCTCGAAGTATCTGACACAAACTTTAATGGATTGTTTGCAAATATTGAGATCACAAACACATTTACAAAGGACGTAAATTACGTTGAAGCGATTCTCGATATCAATTCAAACAATACATATTTGAGCGAATATTACTTCGACACAAAAACCCAATCATATTCAGCAAATTCTCTTGGAATCGTAACCTCAATTTATGATTCTACTGCTGGTATCGTCTCATTCAGAGTTCAAAACGACACTGCGAACTTGCTTGATGTTCGTGCAAATATTGTTGGTTTTGCCAATACAACACTAGGAATTGGAACACATACATTCCTTGTATCTGCACAACCAGCAGCATCTGCAAGAAGTGCAAGACTCGAATCCACCCTTGGATTTGGAACTGATGTTGTAAGAGTAGGAACATTTGATATTAACACTATCAATTCTGTATCTTCTCTTGTAAGAGTATCATCTGGAAGTAGTTCTGCAATTCACCAGGTAGCATATGCATACAACGGTGAAGAGGTTGTTGTTACCCCAGGTCCATTTGCAGCATCAAATAACACTACGGGTCTTGGTACTTTCGGTGGACAAGTAACTGGAAGTCAGTTCTTCTTAAACTTCTACCCAGACTCTGGATATGATGTTGAGGTTCAAGGATTCAATGAAGTCTTCTATACCGAAAGTGATTTTGACAATGAACCCTTACAACTTTCTTATGGTCCAAGCAACCAAAGATTGTTCCTCTCTGCATATGATGGTATTAACGGTGCGAGAGCAAATAAGGTCAACTTCCCATTATTCCATGAAGGGTCACCAATCTATAAGAAGACATTCTCACCATCTGATACAACCATTGTTGATTACGCTACTGGTGTCTTTACTATCAGAGATCACTTCTTTAACACTGGTGAAGAGTTAATTTATACACCAAAATCAACATTCATTGGTATTGGTGAAAGTGCAATGGGAATTGGTGCAACCGCAAACTATCTTGGAGTTGTTACTGATAGACTTCCTGAAAGAGTTTACCCAATTGCGATTACACCAGATACATTTAGACTGTCAACACAAAGATCCTTTGCGAATGCTGGAATTTATGTAACATTTACTGATGCTGGTCTTGGTAATGCACACGAATTAGAATTCACTAAAAAACTGTCCAAGACTGTAATCTCTCTTGACGGAATTGTTCAGCAACCAATTACATATACTCCAATATCACATACACTACAATATAATAGTGGATCTATTTCTGCTGGAATTGCAACTTTCAACCTGAGCGGCATTTCTTCTGTTCAACCAAGAGATTTACTCAAAATTGATGATGAGTACATGAAGGTCGTTGAAGTTGGCGTGAGCACAAACGTTGGTGGTGCCATTCTTGGACCTATCAATGGTATTATCTCTGCTGGTGCTGCTGCTACATTCCCAACAGTTTCTGTTGTAAGAGCATCCGTTGGTTCAACAGCAGTTTCTCACAATGATGGTGCAAATGTCCAGATTTACAGAGGATCTATCAATATTGTAGGAAATGAAGTTTGGTTTACTGATCCACCAAAAGGAAATACAAGAACCAGAAGAAATGAAAGCAACCTTCCTTATGTAAGGGCACAATATTCTGGAAGAACATTCCTGAGATCAAATTATGCCACTAACATGATCTTCGATGATATTTCTAATCAGTTTACTGGTATCGGAAAGACATATACTTTGAGCGTTCAGGGTGTTAATACAACTGGTGTTGATATTGGTAACGGTATTCTGTTTATTAATGGCGTTTTCCAAACACCTACTACGTCAAATAATTCTGGTAATAACTACGAATTTGAAAATGATGCATCTGTTGGTATTTCTAGTGTTGTATTCACAGGTATTACTTCAACTGATGGATCATTCATCAAATCTGAATTTGATATCAACCAGAATCAACTCCCAAGAGGTGGTCTGATTGTCTCTCTGGGTTCTACTCCTGGACTCGGATATGCACCTTTGGTGGGTGCAAAGGTCAGAGCAGTCCTTGATGGATCTGGATCTATTGTTGATGTTATCAGCATTGGAACCACTCTTACAGGAGCAAGTTTGGGTGTTAGCACGGCATCATATGATAATACTTCTGGTATTATTGAAATTGAAACCACTACTGCACATGGTTTAGTTGGTGGCGATAGAGTCAAATTAGTTGGACTTGCGTTCACATGCCCAACAAATCCTGGCATTACTTCATACTTCCCAGAAGATCAACCAAATTATATTGATCGTTCTTATGATATCGTCAATATTCTGTCCAGCACATCTTTAACTGTTAATGTTGGACCTAGCACCATTCAGCACAATTATGTTGGATTTGGTACTGTTTATGAATACTTTACTCTGAATAATGGATCTGGATACAGAAGTCCTGTTTCTATTGGAATTACTGATCCAAACCATTCCGGAACAGAATCTAGCATTTCTGCTACGGTTGGTGCTGGTGGAACACTTGGATTTGTAATTAATAGTGGTGGATCTGGATATGTTGAACCATATATTGATATTCCTCAACCTGTCTATGAAAATATGTCGGTAATTGGCGTATCTAGACTTGGTGCCGGATCAACAACAGATACTGGAAGTAATCTTCTCCTGAATGTCAAGATCGGATCAGCTTCTACAAACGTTGGTATTGGATCAACATTATTTGTAGTTGAGTCATTTGAAGTTGCACGTCCTGGACATTCCTTCCGTGTTGGTGATGTGATGAAAGTTGTTGGTCTTGTTACTGCCAAAGACTTTGCACAACCAATATCCGAGTTCCAACTCGAAGTTGTTGAGACATTTAATGACTTCTTCTCATCATGGTCATTTGGTGAAATGGATTATATTGACAGTACAAGATTACTTCAAAATGGATCTAGAACAAGATTCCCACTTTATTATAATGGACAACTGCTAAGTTTCGAAATTGATCCTAATGCTCCACTTTCTGGTGCTATTGATCTTGACGCAGTTCTTGTTATATTTGTCAATGGCGTCTTACAGCAACCAGGTGTTGCATATCAGTTCAATGGTGGAACATCATTCATCTTTACAGAACCACCAAAATCATCCGATAAGGTAGATATTTTCTTCTATCTCGGACAAGATGGTGTTGATGTTACTTTGATTGACGTAAATGAAACCATCAAAATTGGTGATGATGTATTTGTCAAGAAACATCCATTATATTCAACCACACAAAATCAACTCCGTGATAGAACCATTGTAGATCTCTTGGGATCCGATTCTGTCGAAACAGATATCTATGTTGGAACTGGAATCAATGAAACCACTTTCAAACCATTTGATTGGATTAAGCAGAAGACTGACAAATATATTAAGGGTGATATCGTTTACAAGACGAGAGACATCCTTGAACCACAGATATTCCCAACTGCAAAGATTATTGGTGATCTCAACATCGGATCCACCGAAATATTTGTCGATAATGCACAATTCTTCAACTATGAGGAAGATAATTATGGCATCACAATAAACAGTGTTGATGGATTTATTGTTCAAGGAACAGATCCAGTTTCTGCTGCGTTCACTGCAACAGTTTCTGCTGCTGGAACCATAAGTGCCATTACAATCACAAATGCAGGTCTTGGATATTCGACAGCATCGGTAGATGTAAAGATTGCAGCACCTTCTCACATTGGAGTTGGTATTGGATCAACTGCTATCGCCACTGCAACTGTTGCAGGAGGATCTGTTACTTCGATTAACATTATAAATCCTGGTCTTGGTTATTCGACAGCAAATCCACCACAAGTTATCACTGAAGTTCCTAAGGTAACCAAGGAAACAATTACAACCATCCAAAATGTTCAAGGATTCTCAGGAATTATCACTGGAATTAGCACAACAACTGGAACTAATGGACATCCTCTTGCATTGAAGATCAATTTCAGATCCAATTCTTCTGACGCAAATGATCTCCAAGCGGGATATCCACTACTTGTTTACAATACCACTGTTGGTACTGGTGTAACATCCGTAGGAACAGAAGATTCTTCGGTTATTGGAATTGGAACAAACTTCCTTGATAATGTTTATATTGTTGGTTCTAAGACAAACTTCGGACCTAATGCAGAGATAGTTTGTAATGTTCATACAAACAGTGCTGTTATCGGCATTGAAACTTCTGGATCAACTACACTTCCACTAGGAAATATTTCTTGGGGTAGACTATATAATTACGATGTGAGAACAAGTCCAGTTTCTATTGGAGTTACTGGATTGACAGTTGATTCTGGATTATCAACATACCCAACTATCCAAAGAAGAACATTTGGATTAAGAAACAGTGGAGCGATTAGAAAACTTTCTAACATATAACCTATAAATACATAAAAAAGATAAAAATGTCAGCGATTGTTACTGATCAGTTTAGAATTCTGAATGCCAGTAATTTTGTAGAGTCAGTTGAATCTTCTTCCAACTCTTATTACGTTACTGTAAGTCTTTCTAATCCAACTGCCGTTGGCTTTGGAAGATCTACTACTTGGAATACAAATCCCCCAGCACCTGTTGATAACTTTGCTTACAACACACATTCGGGGGATGTTGTTCTGTATGGGAAAAAGATAACCTCAGCAAATATTAGAAGACTTGTCAGAAGAATAGACTGGGCAGCAGGAAATAGATATGAGATGTATAGGGATGATTATAGCATCCTTAACCCATCACCACTTACGAATGCATCAAGATTATATGATGCAAATTATTATGTGATGAACTCTGATTACAGGGTTTACATTTGCATCGAAAATGGTTCGAATGGTGATAATGTAAAGGGCAATGTCTCTCAGGACGAACCGACTTTTACAGACCTTGAACCATCAAGGGCAGGGGATAGTGGAGATGGATATATTTGGAAGTACTTGTTTACAATATCACCAAGTGACATCATCAAGTTTGATTCTACAGAATATATTACTGTTCCAAATTCATGGGCAACTTCAACAGATTCTCAGATAAGAGCAGTAAGAGAATCTGCAGATTCATCTGTCAATGAAAATCAAATCAAAACAGTTTATATTGAAAAGTCTGGTGCAAACTATGCAAACGGACTTGGACAAGAACTGAATATTCTTGGTGATGGATCTGGTGGAAAAGTTAGAGTTGATGTTGAAGGTGGTGAAGTAACAAATACTGTTGTTACTTCTGGTGGAAAAGATTATAGTTATGGTCTTGTTGATTTGGGTCCAATAAACACAAATACAACTGGAACTAGTGCGAAACTTATTCCAGTTATCCCACCATCAAAAGGTCATGGATATGATATCTACACCGAATTGGGTGCAGATAAAGTTCTAGTTTACGCAAGATTTGACGATTCTACAAAAGATTTCCCAATCGATACTAGTTTTGCTCAGGTCGGAATCGTAAAGAATCCAACATCTCTTGGATCGGATACGGTTTATAGTGATAATACATTCACAGGACTATTTTCACTCAAATTCTCAACAATCACAGGAACTCCTACTGTTGGTGAAAAGATTGAGCAGTCTGTCGATAGTGGCACTGGTAGAGCATATGGTTATGTTGCTTCTTGGGATAGTGAAACAAAAGTTCTGAAGTATTTTAGAGATAGATCTCTCTATTACAATCAAACAACACTTGATCAACAGGATTACGTTGGAATATCAACCAACGGAAAGGTATACACCTTCGAATCCTCATCAAATCAAATTAGTGGACAATCCTCTGGATTTGTTGCATCAATTGATACTGGGTTTGCAGGAATTACTACAAACCCAACTGGAACGAAGTTAATTAACCTTGGTGTTAACTTCACAAGTGGTTTGGCAAATCCTGAAATAAATAAAGGATCAGGGGATTTAATTTATCTTGATAACAGACCTAGCATTGCTAGAAATCTACGCCAAAAAGAAGACATCAAAGTTATACTGGAATTTTAAACAATGCCACAAAAGACGAACCTCAATGTAAGTCCTTATTATGATGATTTTGATAAGGACGATAACTTTTACAGAGTTCTTTTCAAACCTGGACATCCTGTTCAGGCAAGAGAGTTAACGGGTCTTCAATCAATCTTACAAAATCAGATAGAATCTTTTGGAAGTCACATCTTCAAAGAAGGTTCTATGGTAATCCCTGGTGGGGTTACATGTGATAACACTTTTACTACTGTAAAAGTAAATCCAGACCACCTTGGCATTGATATTACAGTTTATCTTGATGCGATTGTTGGTGCAAATAATGGCAAAGGTGCAAAGGTTCGTGGTCAAAGTTCAGGTATTGTAGGTACATTAAAGGGATATTTACTGCCACCAGAAGAGGGTGTAGAAGAAATAACTTTGTTTGTTAAGTACCGTGATGGTGCAGATGATGGAGAGTCTGTTGAATTTTCAGATGGTGAGATATTAATATTAGAAGAAAACGTCACTTATGGTAATACCACTTTAAATAGTGGAGATACTGTACTAAATGTATTTTCTGTAAATGCAACTGCAACAGGTTATGCAGTTGGTGTTGCACAAGGTGTTTACTTCATTAGAGGTGTATTTGTAGATGTTCCGACATCACAAATTGTTCTTGACCCTTATGATGTCAATCCTTCATATAGAGTTGGATTTGACATTGTAGAGGAGATTGTAAATTCTGATGAAGATCCATCACTCAATGATAATGCAAAAGGATTTACAAACTATGCTGCACCAGGTGCAGATAGATTAAAAATTAGTGTTAAGTTAGCAAAGAAACAACTTACAGACTTTGAAGATACAAATTTTGTAGAGCTTGTTAAGATTGATCAGGGAGAGATCAAAAAATTACAAGATAAAACAGAATATAGTATAATTAAAGATTATTTTGCTAAGAGAACTTTTGAGGAGTCTGGAAACTACGCTATTGACCCATTTAAGGTTGATGTAGTAAATTCTCTGAACAATGAGACTGGCAACGGAGGTCTTTATAGAGAGGGTCAGAAGACTGAGCAGGGTAATATACCTAATGACGATTTGATGTGCGTTAGAGTGTCATCTGGCACCGCATACGTTAAGGGATTTGATATTGATCTCGTTGGGTCATCGATTGTTGATGTACAAAAACCAAGAACTACCAAAAAAGTTAATGGTGCATTAGTACCTTTTGCAATGGGTAGTTTGTTAAAGGTTAATAATGTATTTGGTGTTCCTTACATAAACATTGGTGCTCCAACAGGAAGTGGAGATAATGTAATTGAACTTTATAATAGAAGAAGAAATACTTCAACAACTAATGCAGGAACTGGTTTAAAAATTGGTGATGCAAGAGTTTATTGGTATGGAGTTTCCGATGCACCATATTCGGGTGCAACTACTGAGTGGGACTTATACCTTTATGATATTCAAACTTACACCACACTTTATCTTGGTAGAGAGTATTCAACTTCAGATGTTCCTCTAACTTCATTTGTTAGAGGTCTTTCTAGTGGAGCAACAGGATATTTGGCATCAAAACCAAATGCTGGTGCATTCAGTCTTTCTCAGACATCTGGAACTTTCCTTGTTGGTGAAAGTGTAATTATTAACGAAAGAGAGGAGTATAAGGCAGGAATTAAAGCAATCAATGCCTATACAGTAGAAGATATCAAATCAGTATGGCAAAATTCTGATACCTTAAATACATCATTACAGACTGATTTCATCGCTGATGCGGTTCTTTATCAGACGATGCCACCTCAGTTTTCTATTACTGATAAACTGACCGTCAGTGGTGGAAATACTGGTGCAGTTCCAGGAAGATTCTTTAATGCTGTAACTGGAATTAAAACAGAAGCAATTATTGCATATCAGACTGGTGGTCAAACTGATCCAAACTTCAATAGAATTACTTCAATTGCTGCAAATGGAACTTCAATTAGTATTGCAGCACTGGATTCTAGTGTAAGTGGTGTTGCAAGAGCAGACGTAGATAATGGAGATTCTGTTTTCAGAATCATGGTTCCAAAAATTTCTGGTGTTGAAGCATCAGGTCTTTACTCAGAACTTCCAGAATCAAATATTGCTTCTGTCGATCTTGCACAATCTGATCTCACAATCACCAAGCAAATCACAGGACGCTCAACCAATGGTAGTGGTGAACTTACTATCACTACTTCTGATGCATTAGATGCCAGTGCTGGTATTACTAGTGTATTCTTTGAAGCATTTGATGCGGAAAGATATTCAGTACACTATTCCAACGGAACCACAGAAAATCTGACATCAGACCAATTCACTCTCGGTGAAGGTGGTAGTTCTATCACCCTTACAAACCTAAATGCAACTGAAACAAATGTAACTGTCATTACGACACTTAAAAAGCAGAGTGTTACAAATAAGTCCAAAAATCTTACAAGAAGTAAGCAAATATCAGTAACAAGAACCAGTGGCGTTTCAACTGCTACCGGACTTAGTACAAGTAACTATTATGGTTTGAGAGTTGAGGATGATGAAATTTCCCTCAACGTACCTGATGTTGTTAGTATTCGTGCAATTTATGAGTCTACTGACACTTCTGCACCTGTTCTGGATAGACTGACCTTTGCAACAGGATTGGGACTGGATACAAATGCCATCGTAGGTGAAAAGATTGTTGGGCAAAATAGTAGAGCTATTGCACAAGTTGTAAACAAAACATCAACAACTATCGACTTTGTTTATCTGAATGAAGATAATTTTGAAATTGGCGAGACTGTTAAATTTAAAGAGTCTGCTATTAGTGCAATCATTCAAGATGTAAGAAATGGAAGTTATGTCGATAGAACTAAAAACTACATTTTAGATAAGGGTCACAAGAATCAATATTGTGATTACTCTAGAATTAGAAGAATCCAAGGTGGTGCAGTGCCATCCAAGCGTCTTTTGATTATCTTAGACCATTATAAGGTTGCATCAGGAAATAGTGGTGATATCTTTACAGTAAATTCTTACACTCAGGAAAGATATACATCAGATATTCCTGCTGTTCCAAATGGAACTCGTGTCACAGATCTTCTCGACTTCAGACCAAGAGTTTCTGAGTTTGATCCTAGTACAGCAACTGGATCTCCATTTGCATTTAGCAGCAGATCATATGAATCCAACTATCGATATGTAATTTCACCAGATGAAACTTCATTTATTGGATATAGTTACTACTTACCAAGAATTGATCTGGTAACTTTAAATCGTCTTGGTGAAATTGAAGTAGTTAAAGGGGAACCAAATGATAGTCCTCAGGCACCTGTTTTAGCAGACGATGCAATGGAGATTGCACAAATTAATCTCCCAGCATATCTTTATAATCCAGCAAAAGATCCAAAAATTCTTCTGCGTGATAATAGAAGGTTTACGATGCGTGACATCGCTAAACTGGAAGAAAGAATTGAGAATCTTGAAGAAGTTACCAGTCTGACTTTACTTGAACTGAATGCAAAATCTATTGAAGTAACAGATGCAAATGGTCTCAACAGATTTAAGTCTGGATTTATTGTTAGTGATTTTAGAGATAAATCTCTTGCAGACCCAAGATACACCACAATTGACGTAAGTAAAGAAGGTGCCACCGCAATTGCACCTATTGACTTCTGGTCAATGCAAGCAGAACTGGCACTTGATCCAGGTATTGATAGAAGCAAAACTGATATCTCTCAAAACCTGAGATTACTTGATCCAAATATTCAAAAAACTGGTGATCTTTTAACTCTCAAATATGAAGAGGTTGAATGGATCAATCAACCACATGCAACTAATGTAGAAAACGTCAACCCATTCAATGTTATTGTTTTCGTCGGCGGTATTGCACTCGACCCACAGTCCGATAATTGGGTAAGAACAATCTACATTGATGATCATAGAGTTGAATCAACTGGTGCCGAATGGGTACAAGAAGCAAAAGTAAATGTTGATGTTGATAAACAAACTGAATATGTTACTTACAGAAAAGGTGGCGGTAGAGGTGAGAAAAAGACAAAGGCATTTACTACAACAACTACAACTACAACAACAAAATATACACCAAAACTCACTGGACCTTCAAGAGAGTTTAACTACGTTGAAGATGTCAAGATTTCTGGAAATGTTGACCCATACATGCGTTCAAGAAACGTATACTTCAATGCAAATGGTCTGAGACCATATACAAAGCATTACCATTATCTCGATAGTCAACAAGTTGATATTGTACCAAAACTTTGCGAAATCAACATGGTATCTGGAACATTCCAGGTATTTGAAGATGCTGATATCTTCTATGGTGGAAGAAAAATTGGTCACATTAGAATTCAAAAACCAAATCACAAGTTTGGCGACACCAGTAGACCAGATATTGGTGCTGGATTAGGTTCTCCTGCCGTTTTGGTTGAAGAATATAGTGTTGATCCATATGATAGAACACGCCCAGCACCAGGAACTGCATATTCACCAACCTCAAAACTGATCAACTTTGGTGTAAGAGCACTTGCAAATAATGAAAAATATTATGGATACGTAACTTCTGGTGCAAGAGTTATTGGTAGATCTAGTGGTGCTATTGCAACAATTACAAGAGCAGAATTGATCTCCGATAACTGGGGTGATATCGTTGCGAACTTCTTCTTCAGAGATCCAAATGGAAATCCACCACCACCAGTAAAGGTTAAGAGTGGAACTAAGACTGTAAAAGTCACTGCGGTTCCACCTGGTGTTACTCCACTTCCAGGATCGACAGTATTTGCTAGTGAGGCACTTGGTACTTATAGTGGTTCTGGAACTATTCTGAAGCAAGAAACAAGTCGCGTTTCTGTTAGAAATCCACCCAAACCAGCAGCAAAACCAACGGAGGTCAGTGTTAAGGTTAAAGCACCTCACAGAGATCCTCTTGCACAATCATTCACTGTTGATGGCAGAGGTGCCTTCCTCACATCGTTTGATCTTTACTTTGCAACCAAAGATCCCGGTGCAAAGATCTATATTGAACTTAGAACAGTCGAACTTGGAACTCCAACATCATTCTTGGTTCAGGACTTTACACAAATTGCTTTAAGTCCAGATAATATCAATATCAATGAAGCAAATCCATTTGAACCAGTTCCAACAAACATTAAGTTCCCATCTCCAGTTTATCTTGAAGCAGATAAAGAATATGCAATTGTGATTCTTTCACCGGCATCTGATGGTTATGAGATGTGGACTGCCACAATGGGACAGAAGACAGTTAGAACTCAAAATCTTCCCGATGTTCAGAATGTTGTTGTTACTAAGCAATACATTGGCGGTTCTCTCTTTAAGTCTCAAAATGGTACAATTTGGACACCAAGTCAATATCAAGACTTGACATTCAAACTTTATAAAGCGAAGTTTGTTCCTTCTGGAACAGTTACTTTCTATAACTCAGATATTACTCCAAATGGTGGAAATGTTTCCAAACTTGTAGATAATCCTATTGAAGGTCTACCAAGAAAGTTAAAGGTTGGAGTTACTGGTGTAAATGCATCAGATATTTCAAACATTGTACCTGGAAGGAAAATTGGTCAAGGATCAAGTCCAAGCGTAACTGGTATTGTTGAAAATCTTGGTGGTTCTATTGGAGTTGCCACTGTAATCACCGAGGGTAGTCAATATCCAGGTGGAACTCATACAACGGTTAACTTGTTCTCTATTTCTGGAAAAGGAACGGGAGCACAAGGAACAATAACTGTAAATGGAAGTGGAAATCTTTCAGTCACAATAACATCTTCTGGTAGTGGATATGTAAATGGCGAAGTTCTTGGTATTACTACTGCCGATATTGGTGGTGGTTCTGGTGCAAGAATTAGCGTTCAGCAAAGAAACAACACCTTTGATACAATCTACCTGACTAATGTTCAGGGAGAAAACTTTACTAACTCATCTACTGTTGTTTTCTATACCGATCAAAATGATGAAGGCACAAGGACAAATGCAAATGCATCTGTAAGTGGGACTTCAAGTCTTATTGATGACAAATTCTCTGGAAATGTTTTCAGAGTCAAGCAATATAACCATGCACACCATGGTGGAAACAATAAGATTGAAATTACAAACATTCTTCCAGACAGAGAAAAAGTTGCACTCACTGCCGATTTCGGATTGAATGACACAACAGTTTCTGTTGCAAATACAACTCCATTCGCTACATTTGAAGGAATTACAACAACTCGTGGATATGCACTTATCCAAAATGAAGTTATTTCTTACAGCAATATTACCGCTGGTTCTGGTGGGGCAGGAACTCTCACTATCGATTCAAGAAACTTGAACAATACTGTTAAGAGCACTCACCCATCATCTGACTTTATCCAACCATATGAAGTAAATGGTGTTTCTCTCATGAGAATCAACAAGACTCATGATATTCCAGCAACATATTATAGAGAAGAATCTTCTAACCTTGATAACTATTACTTAGAGTTTGATAGATCTTCACCAGTCAACAGATCTTCTGGGTCTTCGATGATTAACTTTGAAGCACAGAAGGGATTTGGTGGAAATACTGTTGGAATTTCACAAAACCACCAGTTCAGTTCTATTGAACCAGTATTTAACTTGATTACTCCTGGTAGAGGAACTGCTGCCAGTGCTCGTATCAGAACAATTTCTGGAACAAGTGCTGGTGGAAATGAAACATCGTTCCTTGATCAAGGATTTGAACCAGTTCCTCTGAATAGAGTTCTTCACTTCCGCACACCTAGAATGGTTGCATCAAGAGTTAATGAACTTACTAGACTGACTGATCTTCCATCAAACAAATCTCTCACGATGAGTGTTGATTTTAGAACGGAAAATGAGAATCTCTCACCCGTAATGGACATTCAGAATGCTACCTTTGTTCTTGGTAGAAATAAGTCCAACAAACCTGTTGAGGACTATGTAACTGATAGCAGATCAAATGAGGTAAATAGTGATCCTCATGGTGCAGTATTTGTTACCAGAATGACTGGATTGCAACAACCAGCAACAAGTCTTAGAGTTATCATCGGTGCAAATAGACAGGAAGATGCTGATTTCAGAGTATTCTATAAACTCTTTAAAGCAGACTCTACGGAAATCACACAGAAATTCGTTCCTTTCCCTGGATATGATAATATGAAGGATACTGATGGCGATGGATTTGGTGATGAAGTAATTGATCCAAATAAGAACAGTGGTCGTGCTGATGCATTTGTTGCTCCCAATAACAGCAAATCATTCTCGGAATATCAATTTACAGCAAACAATTTGGATCAGTTTGATGCTTTTGTTATTAAAGTTGTTCTTTCTTCCAAGAATGAATCAACACCAGTTAAGTTGAAGGATTTCAGAGCAATTGCTCTTGCATAAAATGAACATTGATGACGAAGATTTGATACCAGTCGAAGGGCACAGTAACCTGTTTAGGGACAGGTTTACTGGTGCCATCGTTAATACAGACAAATCTGCTTATGCGAATTATATTAGAATGAAAGAACAAAAGCAGAGAGAAAAGGATGAACTAAATCAACTTAAAAGTGACATTGAAGAAATCAAATCTCTATTAAAGGAGCTTACTAATGGATCCAGACAAAATTGAATTAGAAAATCTCAGCAAAAGTTTTGAGTATTTTAAATTAGCATCTGCGGTTGATGAGTGCAAATCTATCGATGAGTTGAAAAATATTACAAAATCATACATCAAACTTTATTTGAAGCAACAAGAAGTCGTCTCTGGATTGGGACTTCAAGGAATATAAATATTTCTACATCCTGAACTGTATACTATAAATGGCTGAAATTAAAGTCAGAGTAGGTCAACAACCGGCAGTAAAAGTAATATCTTCTCTTGCAGGTGCCCAGGGTCTCTCTTTGGCGGAACTCAGTGATGTTAGTGCTACTAACTTGCAGAATGGTATGGTGCTTGTTTACAACAGCAGCATTAGAAAGTGGGAAGCAACTCTTACCCTGACGCCAGGTGCAACGCAGAATTTAGACATCAACGGAGGAAATTTCTGACATGGCAAGTATTATTAGGATTAAAAGATCCTCAGGTACTAGCAAACCAGCCAGTTTACAATGGGGTGAATTTGGTTACGTAACTGGTATTGGTAGTTACGGAGGACTCAATCAATACAAGGATAGAATTTTCCTTGGAGATGATGGTACAAATGCCAATCCAGTTGGTGGTTACTACTACACCTCCATGATGGAGCACCAACCAGGTGCTATTGATGGAATTTCTAATACAAGAAATCAAGATAACGGCGTGGTTGCCGTTATGGCACCAGCAACAAACTCAGGTTTAGGTGGTGCTTCTTCTCTCAAAGTTGATCAGTGGAACGTAGATAATTTAAGAATTGATTTAAATACAATCTCATCAACAGATACTGATGGTGATATAAATTTAGATCCAAATGGTATTGGTAGCGTAAGACTTCCAGATAATACATACCTGACATTTGGTGATGATGATAACGTAGGAATGCGTTATGATGAAGCAAATGATGATAGATTTGAAATCGAAGGTGCCGATTGGTTCTTCGATGGTGGAGTACAAATTACAATCAATGATTCAACAGAATCAACAACCAAAGATAATGGTGCTTTGGTTGTTGAAGGTGGTGTTGGCATCGAGAAGAATCTCAATGTTGGTGGAGATCTCCATATAGATGGAGTATCAATATTTGATTCTATCAAAATTTCTGATAATGTAATTTCGACTATAAATGATGGAACCAATACTCTTTACATCGATCCATATCCCGATGGATTGAGTAATGAAGGTACTGTCATCATTAAAGGTGACTTACAAGTTGATGGAACAACTACTCAAGTAAATTCCACAACAGCAACAGTCAATGATCCAATCATTCATCTTGGTGATGTAACAAGTGTTAGAACTGTAACAGAAACTGTTGTTTCTGGTGTAAGTACAATTCGTTTAGATTCTATCGTCGGAATCAACACTGGTGATATCATCAGTGGCAATGCTGGGTTAAACGCAGGTGCGGCAAACACTGTCACATCTTACGATACATCCAATAAGATTATTACGTTAACTGATGCAACCATTTCTGGAATTGCAACTACTACACAGTTAACCATTACTCACGCATATGACACCAATACTGATAGGGGTGTTTCTTATTCGTACAATACTAGCAGTGGAACTAGCAACAATAAGATTGGTTTCTTTGGTTTAGACGATAGTTCTATTGCAAGCAGCACCGCTGATGCCGATAATCATGGCACACATGCTGATGACAGCAGAAGATGGACGTACATCCCAGATGCTGGCATTACAAATAGTGTTGTAAGCGGAACCAAAGGTTTCTTAGACGTTAAGGGTCTTTACTATCAATCTGGTGATTATGAATTAGGTGGTGTTGTATACTTCGATAGTGAAGGTTTACAGAGATCAACAAATGCAGTTGCATCACCTGTAATTACTTCTAAGCAGATTTTAACTGCTGTCACCAAGAATACATTATCTCTCGGTAGTGCAATTTCTGCAAGTGCTGGTGATATTATCAGACAGGATTCTAGTGGTGCCTATGGTGTCGTAGAAACAACCGTATCTTCTTCAACCACAGTCGATTTGATTGGAGTTGAAGGTACATTCAGTACAGCATACAACCTCAGAAGAGAGGGTCAAAATGGATTTATTGAAGATCTTTCTTCAATACCAAGCGGTGGTGTTACTGTAATATATACTAATAAACCACAGTGGACTTCGACATTGGATGGAGGTAATTTCTGATAAATGGAAAATCAAAGTGAAGTTGACGTTAATGTTTTGATGAAATTATATCATACAAAACTTGCACAAGCTACAAATCAAAATGTACTGTTAGAAGCAAAACTAACAACTCTGACTAATGATTATAGAGAACATATTGAATCATTATTACAAGAAAATGCTGATTTGAAGCAACAGTTAGAAGAAAAATCGGAGTAATATGGCAAAACCATCAACTAGACAAGGACTGATTGATTACTGCCTCCGTCAATTGGGAGCACCAGTATTAGAGATTAACGTTGATGATGATCAGATTGATGATCTAGTTGATGATGCCATTCAATATTTCAATGAACGTCATTATGACGGCGTTGAAAAGATGTACCTCAAATATCAGATTACACAAGATGATATTAATAGAGGAAAAGCATCTGGAACTTCTGGAGTTGGTATCGTAACAACAACTGCCACTTCTACTAATATTAGTGGATATGGAACTCTTAGTTCCAATTTTTATGAAACCTCAAACTTTATCCAAGTTCCAGATTCTGTAATTGGTATTGAAAGAATATTCAGATTTGATACCAGTTCAATTTCTGGTGGGATGTTTAGTATCAAGTATCAGTTATTCTTAAACGACTTATACTACTTCAACTCAGTTGAACTTCTCCAATATGCAATGACCAAATCATATCTTGAAGATATTGATTTTCTTTTAACAACAGACAAGCAAGTAAGATTTAATAAGAGACAAGATAGATTATATCTTGATATTGACTGGGGATCACAAAGTGCTGGGAACTATCTTGTTC